CGTGCCCCGGAGCAGGTCAGAAGTTGGCGGATCACTCGAGCCCGTCGATCACCCAGAAGAGCTACCTCGATCCCCGGATTGTGCCGCAAGGTCCATCCGCACCGGATCTGCTGCCGAAACTGGATTTGACGCCGCCGTCGTAAAGCCTCCTCCGCGTTGGTCTATGACCTGCGCGGCGCAACCGGACCAAATAGGACACAGTTGTCCTTGACCCGGCCTGGCCAGCGTCTGAAAAAATCGGCCATCTGTTACAGAAACGTCACAGATGGCAGGCCGTCATATGGTAGGGACAAAACTTGTCCCTGCCTACGGTTTTAGGCTGAGAAACAGCAGGTAGGGACATAAGGCGTCCCTACCTTGGCGAATGAGCACAGGGCGAGCGGCGGGGTGAAAGGTTAAGCCCCCGCCGCTCAAGCCCCGGCCCGGCTCACTGTTCCGCTGGCCTCGGCAAGTTCTCCCTTGCCGCGATGATCGCCAGTAGCCGCTCGCGCTCTTCGAGCAGGCGGCCGATCATCCTGGCCGCCGTGCCGTTCGTGGCCGTCCACGAATTGCTCGGCCCGTGGCGTCCTACCCACAGCCATGCCTCCTGGGCCTCTTCTTCGGAGTACGGCACGCGGGGATTCATGCGGTTTTCTTCTTCACTTTTTTGGCAATGCGTTCGACGTGCGACTGATCCCAAAACAACTGCCTCTGCCCGGTTGGGATCGACGCATGCTTCCGAAGGTTATCACCCGCCCAAATTGGTCTGAGGTTCGTGAAGTGAAACGCCACCTTCTGCTGCTCTGGGTCCGTGAGGTCAAACGCAGATAGCGGGACGATGTGATCTATATGCCATGACCGCCTGTTGTCCCACGACATGCCGGGGAGGAACTGGCTTTCAATGTGGAGAACCAGGGCAGCGAGATCGCAACCGGCCGTCTCGGCTAGGCCGCCGCATTTCTTTGTATTGGACCGGCTGATGGCTTGATTGATTCGCCTGCGGAGCCTGTCCGCCATGGCGAACTGCGGGTCCGTGTTTCGCTTGTGCCGCATGTACGCGGCGAAATCGGGCTTCCTCTGAGCGCGCAACTGCTTGCCTCGCTCTCTGTACTTGAGGTACGTCTTGCGGTCGAGCGCCTTGTATTTGTCTGGGTCGGCCAGCCTCTTCCGCCGATTGCGAGCGTTTATCTTTTCCCTGTTTTTCTTTGAGTATTCGCACACTTGGCGAATGATCTGGTCTCGCTTTGCTGCATACCTCTTGCGTCCGGCCTCCTTGAGCTTGTCACCATTCTTCGCTGCGTATCGAGCGTTAGCCTCACGCTGCTTTTCTGGATGCTTCAGCCGAAACTGCCTCATCCATTCGCGGTGATACGCCAGGCGCTTTTCGCGTTGCTCTGGCGTTTCGTTTGCGTGACGATTGCCGCTGGCGTTAGAGTCGCCCATAACCATCTCTCCTATTTGCCTAGGGGTGGTGGTGAGAGCCCGGGCGGCCGTTAGCGCGGTCGCTCGGGTTCGCTATTTATACCACCTTTACGAGCGGGTCACAACCGTTCACTGGGCGGCGAGCACTTTGGACCGCGAAGCGAATCCTCGTTGAGGTGAGGCCACAGTTCGTGCGAGTGAATTGCCGCAAGCAGGTTCCACGCGGCATGCCCTAGGTGCGGCTCGCTTCGATCACCCGACAGAAAGTTGTAGATGTGCGCAAGTGCATGGTTCAAAAGATCATGCACTGGCATGCCCTTTTCCCAATTCCAATCACCGTACTTTTCCGCGCCCTCTGCGCACGCACGGGCAACCTCCCGAAGACCAATCGGAGAAACGAGGTCGTAGCGAAACTTTTCAAATGTGTCCGAGCGGACAGCGCCCGTGCCAAACTTTGCGGTAGTGCCATCACCATTGAGTCGGTCGGCCACGGTAATCATCCCTTTCTGTTCCCTTCGCTGACGTGCATGGATCGCAGCCCGCCGTCGGGGCTGTAGAGGAATGTTTCGCATGCCTGTCTAGCGCCGAGGAATCCGTTGGCCGAGTGCCAATCATCCGGCGGGCAGATCGTCGGGGCCGTCCGCACGATCACGCCGTCGAGCGTGTCGAGCGGCTTGTTGTGCTCGGCCGCCTGGTGGTGCAGGTGGCCCGTGTGCCACTCGCGGTAGGTGCTGCGGCTCCACGCCTCGCGTTGCTCCAGGGCCATGATCTGCGGGAGCTTCCGCTTCGCCTTGTGCCCGTGCGTGAACCCGAGCAGGTTGCGCCCGTGCGTGAGGTATTGCCGCGAGAGGAAGTCAGGCTTGATCGTCACGGCCTTCGAGCCACGGAACCGCTCCACGAGAATCCGCTGAAAGGCCCACGTCAGCACCTCGTCGTGGTTGCCGTTCACGATCACCACGTCGGTGGGAGCCGAGGCCGCCGACCGCTCGACAATCGCCAGCAGTGAGTCGCACCCCACCTGAATCATCTTCTGCAATCTGCCGTCCCGCTCCAGCGGCGTGCCGCCGGTTGTCGTGCCGCTCGGCGTGTCGTAGTGGAACAGGTCGCCCAGGAACGCGATCGTGCGGCGCGTGGGCTTGTGGGCATCACCCACTGCCACCAGTTCGGCCCCGGCCTTGCCCACGAGCTGCTCGGCCAGGTCAAGGTCGTAATCGCTGCCGCCGGTGGTCTTACTCCACGAGTATGCCCCGAAGTGCGTGTCGCTGATGACGAGCACCTGCCATAAACCGTCTGCCTTGGGTGCCTTGACAGTTTTGGTCAAGGGCTTGCGGAGCGTCTTCTTCGCGGCGTCGATCATCGCCTCGACCACTTCGATGGTCGTCGGCCCACCCTTCGGCTTGAGCCGCACGAAGACGCGGTGCAGTTCAATGCTCCCGCCGCTGCCGTCGCCTGTCTCCCACTTGGTTGCCTCACTCTGCGCGACTTCAAAGCGATTGAGGTCGGCCTCGATATGGGCAAGCAAATCCTCGACGGTCTTGATCCGTCTACTCGTGGAGCGGGCTTCGAGCGAATCACCGTCCTGCCGCTGCGTGACTTGTTCGGCGTCAGCGGCGGGCTTTGGTGGCGGGAGCTTCGCGGCCACGCTCTCGGCTAGCGTCTTCCTTCGAGCCACGAGATGACTCCTTGTAGGCCGCTTGTCTTCCACCCGCGCTCGCGAGCGGCGTCCATGATCGCGCGAGCATAGGCCCGCTTCTGGTGCACGTCGTGGTTGAACGCCTGCCGCACGCGCTCCAGTTCAGCCTGGGCATCTGGCTGGAGTCGCTCGAACCACGTCAGAAACCCGGGGCTGCGGTTCCGCGTCCGCGCGAGCACGTCATCAAGCAGGCTCGGTGCCTTCGCCTTCGCCATGCGTCGTCACTCCTTTGGCGTGAGTGTGTAAAGCATCGCCAGCACACGCCGCTGCACGCGGGCCGCCTCGGTTACGGCCTCCTCTGAGATGTTCGGGCCGAGAGCCGCGTGGAGCAGCTCGTGCAGGATCGTTTCGACGCGCGACCATCCGCGCTGCTTGTCGTCAATGAGGATGCGGGGGCGGGCTGAGTTGTCGAAGAACGTCCACCCGGCGGCGTCACCTTTGAGCGGCACGAAGCGCAGTAGCCAGCGCTTGCCGTCAATCGTGATGTGGTGATCCTCCGGCACGGCGGGCCTCCGCTTTGCGGGCGTTGCTGATCGCACGCCTCACCAGCACCCTACCGGCGGCGTCAAGGAACGGCAGGCCCCGCTTCGTGGCCTCCTCGCGCAGCCAGCCCACGATCTCGTCGAGGTGGGCTTCGCACCAGCCGGGTTCGCGGGCTTCCTCCTCGTCCATCTTGCGGGCGCGGGCGTTGCAAGAGCAGTTCGGCGTGGCCGTGATGCCGACTCGTTTAAGGAGTTTCTTCAGCTCGGTGCCTGGGCCGTGCGTCGGGGCGGGGGGCGGGGCTTGCATCGCAACAACCGGCGCGTCGTCATCACCGCACTGATGCCTCCAGCGTGGCACGTCGGGCGGCTCAGACCCTTGGCTGTTGGTCGGCAAAGGCACGACCAACTTTTTGCCGCAAACGGTGCAGTGGCACCGAATGCTTCCATCCTCGACGACGCACGGTGCGACCCCCATAACTGGCCTCGCGCTACGGGCAGCAGACTTCTGCGGAAATTGAATGCGAAAAAGTTGCCATTACATTGTTGCAACCGCCCTCGTACTCCAGAAAGCCGGTGATGCTAACGCTCTCTGCGTAGCCCGCACAGTCGCACGCAATGCTCACGATTGGACGTACAACAGCTGCGCACGACCAAGGCAATGGATCCCAGCCGGGCCTATGGGCGACTCCAGAAACGCCAACGCTTATGCCCGTCAACACAATTTCCCCGCGAGTGACCACGCCTGCAACCGAACTGCAATCCGACATAACGGCCCACGAAGTGTCAAAAGGGCCAGACACGAGGTTGCAGCCGTCGTATTCGTCAGCAAGTCGCCGCGTCGCCGTTGCTGCGGGCGTCGGCCACGCAACGCCGTCTGGATATATCACGACGCCCGGTGGGACGGTATAGGCCAGTTCGCCCAAAAACTTAATGGTGCAATTTTTCCGGCACTGGCAGTCGCAATAATGCTCAACCTCGGTGCATTCGCTTATGTCTTCGCATTTGTCCACGAACTTGCCGCAGGGGCCTGTTTTTTGTTCGTAGCAGGAGGAACCCAGACACTCAGCGCAAGACGCAACGGTGGTCGTTCGCGAGCAATAGCCGTAGCCGCCGGACCAGCCCTCAGGACATGGCTGCTCAGGGTCTTCTTGAAACAACTCTTCGTAGCAGGTGTACGTGGTAGTGCATTCCTCGCAGGCTTCCTGCGTGGTGTAGCTAGGATCGCACGCGTTATTGATGCAGCAGTTGCCAGCAGGAACGCACTGCCCATCCACGCACGCACAGCCCGGCCCACACTCGTCTCCATTCGGGCACGCCGTCTCACGGCACCCAACGCACAGCCCGCCCGAGCAGGTACATCCCGGGCCGCAGTCCTGTTGCCCATTCGGGCACGCCGTATCTCTGCACGGAGTGCAGTTTCCGCTAGCACACTGACATTGCGGCGCGCACTCACTTATTCCGGTGGGGCATTCCCCAGCGCAGCAGCACAGGCAGTTCGTCAGAAGTTTCCCTGCTCGAACGAGAAGCGAACCGGCCTTGGCAGCAAGCGACATGACTACGACGCGCAGGTGGTGATACTGAGCCGCACGGTCACGGCCGTGGCGAGCGAAACGCTCTTGACCCTGGTGAACTCAAGATGAGCGGTGCCGAGGCCGACCCCGACCATCACGTCGGCCTCGTTCCACTGCCATTGAATGAGGTTCCACGCCGTGCCGTCTTTAGCCACCGCGCAATTGCGTTGCCCGTTGTCGGGCAGATTCAGAAACAGATTCACGGCCGACAGCGTGGCCGTCGAGCCGCGCAGCGTCACCGTCTTTGCGCCGTTGATCGCCCACGCGCCGGTAAAGGTGGCCATGCGGAAAACCCTGCGGCTCGCACTCGGCGGCATCGACTCAAAAGTCAGGGGCCGCCCAGGCGTCGGCGTCAGTTCCGTTGCGCGCACAACGTTCGCGATGCGCTCGGCGGATTCGCGCGTAAACTGAACGGCGTCGCGGCCGGAAGGCGTCATGTGGGCGGAGTCCCAAAGAGCGTGGCGAAACTCGTCTCAGGATTGACGCGGCGTGTGAGGACTGCCGGGTGGCCGGTCGGCGACGGCGCGCCACTGCCGTTGAGCCCGATTGGGTTTGGCGACTGCACCCACTCGCTGTTGTTGAAGTCGAACACCATCGCACGGCGTTTCTGCCCGCCTTCGATGAAGTTCCAGCCAACGTCAGGCAGCAGAAGATTGTGGCCGCTCTGCCGGTAGGCAATCACGGCGGTCGTCTCCCAAAACTTCACCACAGAGCCGCCAAACTCCTCGTAGACCTGCGACGTGCTGACGTTGGCGACCTTCGCCGTGTGAACAGCCATGCCAAAATACACGTCGTTGTTCACGAAGTTCATCGCCTGCATCCACGAAGCCGGGAAGTTTGCGAAGTTCTTTTTGATCGTGATGCGGGCAATGGCTTCTTCGACCGTCAAGCCAGGGAAGTAATCAAAGGCGCTGTTGGTCAGCGGATAGGCCGTGCTGTTGCCGCTGCCTGCGTAGTATCCAAGCGCAGGAACCTCGCCCTGGCTGCCATCGACGCTCCAGACGGACGGGCGAGACGTTGGATGCACAAATTCCTCGTCTCGCACGATGCCGTATTCCAGCACCACCTCGACGTGGTACGGCGAGCCCTCGAATCCTTCGTTGATCCAAAACTTCCGCAGCTTCCACGCCGCAAGTCGCGGGTGCGGCTCGCCGAAAAGCGCAGAGGACGCGATCACTCCCGTGGTCGTGTTAAAGACGGCGGCCAGGATCTCCAGTTCCGTCGCCGGGTCGTTTTGCAGCGTGCCATCAGCCAGCACACAGACGAAGCGACGCTTGACGATGGCGGGCCTGCCAACCTCGCGCTCAAACGTCTGCGCCAGTTCTTTGGTCGAAACAACGCTCATGCGTCACCCAAGTCGTGCTGCGCCGACGATCGCCACCGGCTGGTTAAAGTAGTTCGACGCGGCCCCCGTAATGCCCGATGCAATAGCGTTCAGGAGCTTCGTTTGCAGTCGGGCTTCGATCAGCGCCGGGTCTTGGGCCTGGGCCGCCACGTCCTGAACCAACGCCTGCCCCTCGGCAGTGCGGATGTCGGCGGTCTGAGCCAAGGCGGTTGTGGGCCGCGTCAGCGCCTCCATGCGGCGAGCCTGCTCTTCCGCCACGCGGGCGCTCTGGGCCAGGGCGGCATTGGCACCGGCGTAGGCGTCTTGGAAGCCCTTCAGGAAGGCGTCGTTCTGGCGACTGACGAGCGATTGAAACTGCTGGGCTGCGCTGCTGCCCTGCTGCAACTGCTGGGCCTGCTGGCGGCTCCCCTGCACGCGGCCGTCCACGATGCCCTGCTCAATGCGGCGGGCTTGCTCAAGTTGCTTGACCCGCTCCACCCCGGCGCGAGCGTCCTTCAATCGCCCCTTGTCGCGGGCTTCCTCAATCGCCTTCTGCTCGGTCTGAATCTTCGCCTCAAGGGCTTGGATATTGACCGCCGCCTGTTTCTTCCGTTCCTCAAGTTGCTTGACGGCTTCCAGTTCTGCCCGCTGCCGCTCGTCGATCTTCGACGCGAGGAAGTCTTCGACCCGCTGGGCGGCGGCGAGTCGCTGATTAAACAACTCCTGCTGCTGGTTCACCTCGCGCTGGTACGTCTCGGCGGTCAGAATGCCCGCGCTGGCCTGCTGCTGGGCTCGGGCGACGCCTTGCTCAAGAGCCTGCGCCGCGAGTGCCCCGACGTTGCCGAACTGCGTGGCCTTTTCAATAAGGCCGTCGATGGTCTTGTCTGTGGCTTCAAAGGCTTTGCGAAAACCGTCGCCGAAGCCCTGCTCAAGAGCCTGCTCCCGTTCCGCAATTTTTGCTTCTGTTTTTTCGAGTTGCGCCAGCCTGGCGGTAAGCGCGTCGGCGGCGAATGGGTTGTTGTTCTTGCGGGCCGCTTCGATTTGCTCTCGTAGATTCTTTTGCTGCCGCAGGATGAACTCCAAGTCAGTTTCGCCCTGAATCGCGTCCCGCTGCGCGGCCACCAGTTGGTCAAGTCGCTGCTCGTCGGCGGCGGCGATGTTCCGCTGCAACTGCTCGATTTTGGTGAACGCATCGACCTGCTTCTGGTACTCGGCGGCTGCCGCTGCGGCGTTTTGCTTGAGCGTGGCTTCGTTGATGATCCGCTTGCCGAACTGCTGTTCAAGTTGCTCAATGGCCTTCTGATACTTGAGGGCTGCGTCGAATCCGGCCTGGCCGAAGCGGGCCGAGTCTTCGATGGCAATGGCGAGTTGCGCCCGCACGGCCTCGACGGCCTTGGTGGCTGCGGCGTTCTCCTGCTCGGTCGCCCTGCGGGCCTCCTCGGCGGCCTTCGTGCGAATGTCGGCCTCCTCGCGAAGCGCCTCGATCCGCTTGCCGAAGTCGGTCAGCGCGTTCTTCTGTGCCGCCGTCAACTGCTCCTGCGACAGGCCAGCGTCCTCGGCGGCAGCCGCCACGTCCTCGAGCGACTTCACGAGAGCCTGCACGGCCTTGGAGCCGTCATTGCCAAACGCAGCCGCCTGCTCCTGGGCCTTGGCGATCTCGCCGGAAAGATTGATGGCTCCGTCGAGCGATTGGTCGAGCTTGCCGATGAACTCCGCAAGGGCTTCATTCGAGGCCAGCCGCTGCGATTCCTGAATGGCATCGTTGCGTTGCTTGAGTAGTTCGGCGTCGGCCTGGAGCCTCGCCTGCGTCTTCTGGAAGCCGAGGAAGGTCCGGTCGCTCGCCGTATCGTCGAGCGCTCTGATGAGCCGGTTGATGCCGCCAATCGACTCGGCCGTGGAGTTGGCAATGGCTGTGCCGATCCCGGCGAAGTTGGCCGTGATCTGACGGTAGAGCCCCTGCGATGCGACACCCACGCGGTCCATCGCGTCGCCGAAGGAGTCGATGTCGGCCCGCTGCTGTTCCGTGAGGGCACCGCCGAGCCGTTCCAGATCGCTTGCGGCCGTCCCGAGTTGCTTGATGACCGGCAGAAGTTCGGCCCCGCTCTTGCCAAAGAGGGCCATCGCGGTGGCCGTGCGCTGGGCGGGATCTGGCATCTGCGCCAACGCCTGCGCCGCCTGCTGGAAGAGCGTCTCGGGGTTGCCGTCGCGAACGGCGTCGGTACTGATCCGCAGGTTCTTGAACGCCTCAACGGCCGACTTCGTGCCGTCGCGGGCCTCGTTCACCGCACGCAGGAACCTTGTGAACCCGCCGCCCAACTGCTCGACGCTGGTGCCGGTTTGCAGGGCCGCCGCTTCAAGCACTTGGATGAACGAGAAGGAAACGCCGACGCGATCCGCCAACTGCCCCAGACGCTCGACCTCGCCTTCGAGTTGCACGAGGTTGCGGCCAGCCGCCACGGCCCCGGCACCCAGCGCCGCGAACGCAGCCGCCCCGGCGGTGAACGGATTGACGAGCCCGGCCACGCTCGCCCCGATGCTGGCGAGGCCGTTCTGGAGGCCGCCCGAGAACACCCGAGCGAGCCCTTCGCCAGCCGACGCGAGGCCCGAGAGCCGACCGGCCACATTGCCAATCGGGCCGGGCAGGGCCGACAGGATGCCGCTGAGTTCGTTGAACTTCAGCACCCCCTGCTTGCCAGCATCTTCGATCGCCTTGCCTGACCTGTTGGCGGCAATCGTGGCCTCGGCGAACAGGTCGGCCTGGCGTTGCAGTTCGCGGTTGAACTCCTGCTTTGTGAGCAGGTTGGCCTCTTCCAAGACTCTGGCGCGGCCGACCTCTTGATCGAATCGCTCCTGGGCCGTCAGGTTCCGCTGGCGAATCGCATCCGCCTCGGCTTCCAGCAATGCCCGCTGGCGGTTCGCTTGGGCGGCCGCCTGCTCCTCAGTCCTGCGGGCTTCCGCAAACGCCTCGGACTGCTTGCGTTCGGCGGCTGCAACAGCGTCGGCTCTGGCCCGCGCTGAGTCTGCCGTCTGCTTGTCGAGGCCAAGCCTTGCGATGGCGGCGTTATTCAGCGCCGTCTGGTCAATCGCCCCGAGCCGCTCAAGTTCCACGAGCCGCTCGATCTCGTCGGCCACCACCTTCGTCTGGTCGCCGTACTGCTTCTGGATGCGAACGCCTTCCGCAAACGCCTCGGCCGACCTCTTGGCTTCTTCAGTCAGTTGGGCAAACGCCGCCGCGTATTCCTGCGGCTTGATTGTGTCCGCCTGCAACTGATCCGCCAGCCTGGCGAACCGCTCGGCAAACTGCTCCTGGGCGCGAGCCGCTGCGGCAGAGCTTTCCGTGAACGGCGCGAAGACCTTCGTGGCCCGGTCCACCTGCGCCTGCAAACTGTTCAGCGCACGCTCGGCCTGCGTGAGCGACTTCGGGACGCTTGAAGCGTCCGCCGTCACCTTCATCGCAAGTCCGAGGATCGTCGCCATTGCTATTGCCCAAGGGTTCCTAACAGTTTTTGCAGTTCCGCCTTCATCTGGTCCGTGTGCTGCGGCGGCTTCTCAATCGGAATGAAATCGCTGGCCTGCGGTGCCTTCCCCTTCTGGGCGTAGGGGGCAAGGATCGCACTTGCGAGCAACCCCGTTTCCGCCCACGAGTCAGGGATAGCCTCGAAATACCTCGTGTATGCAATCCACTCCGTGAGTTCTCGGCTGTCCATCCGCATGGACAACTCGCCGACCGTCATGCCTAAGTGACCCGCCAGCCGAAACAGCAGCCGTCTCAGAGGGCGGGCGTTTAGTTTTTTGCCAACTCCTCCACGTCCGCTTCGCTCATCGCGTTGTGCTTCATGGCTCGATCGAACAGCCGCGTCATCACGGCCGCCGACTTCTGCCCGAGTTTCTCGATCTGCTCCCGCGTGAAGAGCAGGTTGCCCTTCTCGTCGCAGAGCACCCGCTGGAGATACTCCGTGCGGAAGTTCTCGATGCCCGTTTCCTTCTTGCCGATCCACATGCGCTCGTAGGCGTCGCGTTCCGAGACGCTCATGACGCGAACGAAAACGCTGCCGCCCCACTCCTTGACCTTCACTTCGAGGAGCGATGCGTCGTTTGCCGCCAGGATCTGGTCTGCCGTCAGTGCCATGCGTGTGTCCTCATTCAGGCGTGATCTTGAACGACAACGCATAACGTGCGATGTCGTTTACCTTGCCTGAGAGTTGCACGCGCTCGCAGACGGCCTTCGTGGAGAAGGTCAGCCCGCCACCGCCGATGGCGAGCGTCCCCTTCTTGCCGTAGTCGTGAGGCGAGAGTTTGTCGTCGCTCAGGCACGAAATATCTATAGTGCCTGCGTCAAACGTCCATGTGCTGGCCCGCGCGAGCGGCAGACCGCTGCCGCCCGCGTTCACCTTGATCTCGACGAGCTCGCCGATGGGCATGCCCAGCCACGAAGCCGTGACGCCCGCGCACTCGTTTGCCATGACGGGCCTCCGTCAGGCTTAGTAGCGGGCAACCCGGAAGGTGACCTGGCCCCGAACGGCGTCGTTCGTCGCGAACGTCAGCGTGGACGAAGCCACGGTCGCGGCGGCGCTGATCGCCGCTGAACCGCCGACCGTCAGCACCAGCGTGCCGGTCGAAGCGTCCTTGATGATGTTCGTGCCGAGGTAATCGACCACGACCTCGCGGCCGGTGTCGGTCGCCGAGCCCTGGAGCGGGCGCTGGATGGTGCGGACGCTGTTGCCGGTGGTCAGGCCGAGGTGCGACACGTCAATGGTGTCGTCGGCGGCCGGGTCCGTGTTGCTGACGACGATGTTCGTGACGGTATAGCCGACACCAGCGAACGAGAACGTGGTGCCCGATCCATCATGCGGCGTTGCGGACATCTGCTAAGTCTCCTGCCAGAGGATTGCGTAGGTTTGTGAAACGGAATAAACCGGCGGAAGGTCGCCACCGGCCAACTGGACGAATCCGTCTGCCTCGTTTTGGAGACTGACGTTCTTCACTTCCACATTGTTCACGGTGCCGCCGTACCCATCCAGAACCTTGCGGCACTTGTCAGCAAGGTCTCGCACGGCCTCATAGGTCTCGGCATAGATGTCCAGCGTCATGTTCACCGTGGGCACGCCCATCGGGCCGGATAGCGTGTGCGCTCGAATGACGCCCGACCGGCGATAGGTGGCGAACGGCAGGGCGGCCGTTGCTGGGGCCAGCACCGGGAACACGCGCGTGCCGATCACGGCAGCCACGGCGGTGTTTGCTACCAGGGCCGACCGCGCCACAGACTCGGGGGATTTGAACGACATGCCCCCATCGTGCCAGCGAGCCCGCCTCTGCTTGCAGTTACGGCGTGCCGCTCACCGTGCCCGTGCCGCTGTAGGTGAGCGACGACAACGCCCGCTCCAGCGAAATCCGAAGTTCCTGCTGGAGGATGAAGGCGACCTTGCTCTGCGACTGCTCCCATGCCGTCTTGACCGGCGGCTGTCCGTCGATGCCGCCGAGCGGGCTGGGGTCGATCACCAACTCCTGCCCCTTCTTCGCCTTCTTGAAGAACGCCTTCGGATACTGCGGATCTGTAGCGAGGCCGCCGTCCTGCCGCTTGAAGATTCGGAACGGGCCGTAGCTGGCCTGGCTCGACGCGATCACCGAGTTCTGCCCGCTGACTTGGTGAACCTTCCCGAGCTTGCTGGTGCGGGTGTAGGGCTTGTTGGCCACCTTCCTGACGACACGGCGCTTCGTGCCAAACTCCAGCCACCACTGGTGGAAGGCCCGGTCTGGCCCCAGCTGCACGCCGCCCGCCGTCATCTCTTGGGCTTCGCCCTTGCCGGATCGGTTGTAGCCAATGAGCCCCACCGCGCCGCCGTTGCGGGGGTAGGTCTTCACCTTGTAATTCACGGCCCTGCGCAGGTTGCCCGTCACGCCGAACGGCGTCACCTCGCGGAGCCGCAGGAAGGCGGGCCAGATCGCCTTCTCTAAAGCCTCGCCCAAGATCGGGGCCACTTCCTTCGGGGCAAACAGATTCCGCAGCGAATCGCGAAGGCCCGCGATTTCTTTGGAGTCGAGTTGGAGCTTGATCCCGGCGACGGCCATTAGCCGACGTTCTCCTGGCAGATGATCTCGTGCTCGCTGCGGTTGTTGTGTTCGAGCAGGCTGATGATCTCCAGCGTTCGCCCGCCCCACGACAGCCGCATGTTGTGCGTCAGGCCCGGCAGGTAACGCATCCGAACGCGGTGGCTCATGGAGACCTGATTCTGCCCGGCCAGCAACGCCTCCCGGGCACTCACGCCCTCCACGCTCGCCCAGACGGAAGAGGAATCACTCCAGGCCAGGACCGTCTCTCCCAAGGCATTGGTCGTGCCGCTGGCGATCTGCACGGTAACGCGGTCTCGTAGGTCGCCCGCACGGATCATCGGTACGAGCCCCACTTCTGCGAGTTGAGCAGGGACGACACGGCGAACTCCAGTTCTTTGGAGATCGAGCCCACGAGCACCGTGCTGCGGTTGTCGTACCAGAATCCCACGAGCATCAGCATTGCGTGCCGGATCGCGGCGGGCACGTCGGTCCCGCTGGCCCCGTAGCCAGCCCACCACGTCACGGCATGCGCCCCGGCGTCGATCCGGTGCGGCGGCCAGGTGCCAGCGTAGATCGGCAGCACCGTGCCCGGCGTCGATTGGCGGTCCACGCGGAACTGCTCGACGGCATAGGTGCCGGTCGTACCGCCGTCTGCCGTGAACGTGAGCGACACAGCCGTGGCCGTGCCAGCGGTGGCCATAGGCGGGCGAGGCAGCTCCATCGCCTCGATTCCCGAGGTGGGGAAGCGATCGAACCGCATCACCCACTGCGTGTAGACCAGCGTGCGGTCGAGGTACTGTTCGCACCACTCGCGGGCGGCCGTGATGAGGCTGGCCACGTAGGCGTCATCGGCGTTGCCGTCGATGCGGCAGTGCGACTTCGCCTCGGAGAGCGTCACGGGCTCCACGGCGGGCGGCGTCTGGCGGCTGAGGCTGCGGTACTTCACTTCTTGCGTCTCCGCTTGGGCGTGGCGTCGGCCGTCTCCACGTCGTGCTCGACGGCGGCCGTCTCAATCAATTCCTGCTGACGGTCCTCCACCGCGAACCGCTTGGCGATCAGTTCCGCCGCCAAGCCGCCGGGGATCTCCACGACCTGGCCGGGGCGGTAGTTGCGGAACGATCGCAGCATCCTTAGTTTCTTCATTGGGGCACGCTCCATGCAGTTTCGGGCTTCTTTCCGTTGGTCGTGAACTCGGTGGTCCACTGAAACACGGGCTTGCCGAGGTTCTGCCCCGGCCACGTCACGACATACTCGCCGTGGCCCAGGACGACGCGCGGCGTGAT